TTATCTTTTATTATTGGATAAACTTAAAAACTTTGTTATAATATAATCATGATTATAGGATTGATAGGACTTATAGGTTCTGGCAAAGGCACTGTTGGCGATATGCTAATAGAGCAAGGATACCAGCATCAGAGCTTTGCTACTCCGTTAAAAGATGCTTGTGCAAATATTTTTAATTGGGATAGACAGATGCTTGAAGGTGATACCTTACAGAGCAGATCGTGGAGAGAACAGGCAGATCCATGGTGGAGTAAGCGTCTTAACATCCCAGAATTTACTCCGCGGCTAGCATTACAACTAGTTGGAACAGACGTTTTCCGTAACCATTTCCATCAAGACATTTGGATACTAAGCATGAAGTCTAGATTGCAAGGTAACATTGTAATTACTGATGCTAGGTTTCCTAATGAAGTTAATATGATTAGAAACGTTGGTGGAGTAATTGTACGTGTTAAACGAGGCGATGATCCAGAATGGTTTGACATTGCGGCTAAAAACCCTGATAGTATGGCAACACTATTTCCTGATATTCATGCAAGTGAGTATAGTTGGTGTGGCACTCAGCCAGATTATATGATACTAAATGACGGAAGTTTACAAGATTTACAAAGTACTGTTACAGATCTTCTTCAAGATCTCCCTGAGTCCAGCCAGTCTTAGATAATTCAAAATTACAATTTAAGCATACTGTTTTTAAATTCTGAACAGCAATTTGTTGTTGGTTTCTACTAATATTAAAAACACGCAACTGCTCTAGCATTGCTGGTTTAAACCCACACTTTTCACACGTATTTTTTTTCTTGTAGCCTGCTAACTGCCATCTTTCTTTAGATGCAGATTTCTTTTTAGCATTGTTCCTGTTGCACCTATCACACAATTTTCTATAGTAAATTTTGCCATGTTTGTGGTAGTTTATAGCTCTAGGATACGTGCCGCATTGTAAACATAACTGGCGCATGCATATACTTATCGTAATGAACCTTTAAAGGGCATGCCTAAGACAGGGTATTTGAAGTTAATAACATAAATACTGCAAAGGAATTCTTTGCAAAGGAATATAGAAATATGGCTTTAACTTCACCAGGCGTAGAAGTCACGGTAATAGACGAAAGCAATTATGTTGCTAATCAAGCAGGAACAGTAGCTTCAATCATTATTGCGACCGCCCAAGATAAGACAAGTGGAACCGGAACTGGCACAGCCGCCGGCACCACATCAGCAAATGCTGGAAAAACATACTTAATCGGTAGTCAGAGGGATTTGGTATCCACATTTGGAAATCCAAGTTTTTACCAAACTGCTGCAGGTACACCAATTCATGGATATGAAATTAACGAATACGGATTAATGGCAGCGTATAGTTTACTCGGTGTTAGTAACCGAGTTTATGTAACTCGCGCCGCAGTTGACTTATCTGAGTTAGCTAACTCAACGTCACGCCCAGTAGGATCACCAGCTGGCGGAACAATTTGGTTTGATACTGGAGATACACGATGGGGTGTATTTGAGTGGACTAAGTCATCTGATACCTTTACTAACAAATCAGATATTATTGTTATTACTAGTGCAACTGACTTAACTGGCGGTGTTCCAAAGACAAGTATCGGAGCCATTGGTTCTTATGCCGTTGTTGCTACTAACGTTAGCAACCCATTATACTACAAAAATCGTAGCAATGCTTGGGTACTAGTAGGTAGTACGTCATGGCAAACATCATGGCCATCAATTGCAGGCACAAGTGCAAGTCCAACCCTTACAAACAATAACAGTATTGTACTTAATGGCACCACTGTTACACTAAGTGGAACGACTGTAGCACAACTTGCTGCTAATATTAATAGTGCAAGCATCACAGGTGTTACAGCAGACGCAGTGGATAACAAAATTGAAATTTACGCTACAAGTTCTGCAGCAAGTGATGGTTCAACCACAGATGGTAAAGTTATACTAGCAAATGGATCAGGAACTATATTAACAAACACTGGCTTAACAGCAGGAACATATGCATGTCCAAAGATTCAACAAAGTGAACATTACAGTGTCCCAGAGTACAAAACTACAGACACAACACCACGCCCAACAGGCAGTATTTGGATTAAAACAACAGCTATAAATACTGGTGCAAGTTTTGATATTAGTGTATATGATACTGCAACTGCTGCATTTACATCAGTTGATGCGCCACTTTACGAAAATGATCAAACTGCACTTAAAAATCTAGATACAACTGGTGGTAAAGCTATTGCAGTAGGAACATATTATGTACAGTATGACGTTTCAGAAAACGACACAGTGACATATAAAATTTTCCGAAGATATGCCGCTGGTATTTTGGAAGTTACAGGTAATATTGATGCTGCAACTCCGCTTACTGGAAGTGAGCAATTTACTATCCAAGCTAGTGCAGCAAATAGTACAACGCTAACCAGTGCAGCAACAGTAACACTAAGTGGTACTTCATTAGCAGATATGGCTAGCGATATTAACGCAGCAAACGTTGCAAATGTAAGTGCCGCAGTAACCTCAGACGGGTTTTTAACAATCTCGCATACCCTGGGCGGAAGTTTAATTCTTAAAGATACAAGTGGTACACCACTTACAGATGCAGGAATTGTAACTACAATAACAACTGGACAGGTACGTGCTGGTAATAACAGTGACTTAATTGTAAGTAACTGGGTTGCTCCAACACATACAGCTAGTGCAACTTCACCAAGTGCAGATCCAACAGCAGATCGTTATTGGTATCATGGTGGCACAGAAGCTGACATCTTAATTAGTGACGGAACGATCTGGAAAGGTTATCAAAACGTAACCAGTGATGCACGTGGGTTTAACCTTAGTAATACTGATCCCGCCGGTGTAATTTTTAGCGCAACTGCTCCCAGTACGCAGAGCGACGAAACTGCACTAGTAGTTGGTGACTTATGGTTAGATACAAGCGACTTAGAAAACTATCCAAAATTATACCGTTATCAAGTAGTATCAAGTGAGAATCGCTGGGTACTAATCGATAATACAGATCAAACAACTGAAGATGGTATACTGTTTGCTGATGCTCGTTATATGGGAGATACAAGCACAGATATTGTTACTGGAACACTAACAACAACTAAAGCATTACTAACAAGTGATGTTGTTGATATTGACAAACCAGATCCAACATTATACCCAAGAGGCATGTTACTGTTTAACACACGCCGTAGTAGTTATAATGTTAAGCAGTTTAAGAGTGATTACTTTAGCAGAACTAATTTCTCAGATACTACACTTTACCCAACACTTCCAACAGAAAAGGATGCATGGGTAACAGCAAGCGGCAACAAGAGTGACGGCTCACCATTCATGGGACGAAAAGCAGTACGTACAGTTGTTGCAGCAAGTATGAAGTCAGCTATTGATAGTAGTGAAGAACTTCGTGAAGATGCAAGAACATTTAATATAATTGCTGCACCTGGATATCCAGAGCTTATTCCTAACATGGTTAGTTTAAACAATGATAGACGTACTACTGGCTTCGTAGTTGGCGATACTCCGCTACGTTTAGCAGCAACAGGTACAGCAATTTCTAGTTGGGCAAGCAATCAAGTTGCTGCCGCAGTAGATGGTGAAGATGGTTTAACCACTGTTGATCCCTACTTAGGTGTGTTTTATCCAGCAGGACAAACTAATGATCTAAGTGGAAACACTATTGTAGTTCCATCAAGTCATATGGCACTTAGAACAATTAGCAGAAGCGATGATCAGAGTTTCCCATGGCTAGCACCAGCTGGTAGCCGACGTGGACTTGTTGATAATGCAACTGCTATTGGTTACATTAATAGCGCAACAGGTGAATTTACAGGTGATAATATTAGAGAAAGCCTACGTGATACACTGTATCAACAAAAAGTAAATCCAATTACATTCTTTAATGGTGTTGGAATTATGAACTACGGCAATAAAACAAGAGCATCAACACCAAGCTCACTAGACCGTATTAACGTTGCAAGGCTTGTTGCATACCTACGTAAAACAATGCAAGAAACTGCACTAGGCTTTGTGTTCGAACCCAATGATAAAATCACTAGAGACGAACTAAAAGAGCAAGTAGAGCAGTTGATGAATGATTTGGTAGCAAAACGTGGCATTTACGATTACTTGGTAGTGTGTGACGATACAAATAACACGCCAACAAGAATTGACCGTAATGAGCTATATGTAGACATTGCTATTGAACCAGTTAAAGCAGCAGAGTTCATCTTTATTCCAATTAGATTGAAAAATACAGGTGAGATTTCAAGTGGTAACGTAGCCGCAGCAAACGCTGTTTAACGTACCTAGAAAGCATGAAATAATGGGGCGGTTGTAGAAATTGCCCCATTTTTCATGAACACTTTCAGATAAATATTATTATATTAAGGAGGCAGATTACATGTCAGTTTCATCATTATTAAAATTTACTGTACCTTTAGACAGTGATCAGTCAGCTAATGCACAAGGCTTGTTAATGCCTAAACTAAAGTATCGGTTCCGTGCATTGTTTGAGAATCTTGGCGTGTCTACTCCACGTACAGAATTAACAAAGCAGGTAATGGATATTACCCGCCCTAGCATTACATTTGAAGAAATGGAAGTTCCAATTTATAACTCACGTGTTTTCCTAGCTGGTAAGCATAGTTGGGATATGGTAACAGTTAATTTCCGCGACGATGTAAATGGTAGCGTAAGCAGGCTTCTTGGAGAGCAAGTGCAAAAGCAGTTCGACGTTATGGAACAGGCTAGTGCAAGCGCAGGCATTGACTATAAGTTTATTACACGGTTTGAGATACTAGACGGTGGTAACGGAGCAAGCGAAGCTAACGTATTAGAAACTTGGGAATTATATGGTTGTTTCTTACAGAACGTCAACTATAATGATCTCAACTATGCGTCAAATGAACCAGTTACAATTGCAGCAAGCATAAGATTCGATAATGCAATCCAAAGCCCAATTGGCGATGGTGTTGGTGCTACTGTTGCAAGAGCCGTAGGCCAAACCGTAACAGGTTAATTTAAACAAGTAAAAGTTTTTAAGATAAGACCCTCCATTATATGGGGGGTTTTTTCTTGTAATAAATACTGTATATAGGAGTACTCTGTGGCAAGCGTTAATAGCACATTAAATGCAATAGGTAAAAGCGATCAGATTAAAGATTTCGCACATGCCTCACGATTATTTGTTGACAATAATTATGAGTTACAACCACGTTACTCACACCTGTTTCATGTTGTTTTTAACTTGACACCACATGCGGCAAAATTATTTGGAAATCAAGAAAAACTAGAAATTAATATGCTGGTTAAAAGTATTGATTTGCCCAGCTTTAATATGGATGTGCAAACACACAATCAATATAACAGACAGGTACATAGCCAGCATAAAATTAATTATAATCCGGTAGACATTGCATTTCATGATGATCAAAATGATTTAATTAGAAGCCTGCTACACAGTTATGCTTCATTTTATTATCAAGATTCTCGGTATGCTAGCAACGATAGAGCTTATAGTACTAATGATAGATATGGAGCTTACAGTAATAGCTCCTATGGTTTAGCTTCAGGACAAGATAGATTTTTTAGAGATATTAGAGTATATAGTATGCTACAAAAACGATTTGCAGAGTATACACTTATAAATCCTATTGTTAATACGTTTAAACACGATACTCATTCATATGCCAGTGGTAACTTAATGCAGCATACTATGCAAGTAAATTATGAAACTGTAAAATATGCCACTGGGTTTGTTAACAATGTTAATCCTAAAGGCTTTGGTGAAGTTCATTATGACAAAACTCCAAGTCCACTGGGTGTATTTGGGGCTGGCACAGATAATAGCATATTCTTCCGCGGCGGCTTTGTTGACGCAGTTAATACTGTAGCTAGAGATTTAGCAGATGGGAACATACTTGGCGCAATAGCACGTGGTGCTACTATTTTTAATAATACAAAAGATGTTGATCTTGGCAAAGTGTTAGAGAAAGACTTAACTAGAGTATTAGGCGGAGTACTGCGTGGCAAAAATCCACTAAGTGATGTCGTATTACCTAATATCTTTGGCCTTGACACTGGAAAACTTATTGGTGATAT